ACACTGGTATCCAGGGTGTACAAGGTCCTACAGGAACCCAAGGAACACAGGGTGTACAAGGTACCCAAGGTACAGCAGGATTTGTAGGTTCCAACGGTGCTCAAGGTACCCAGGGAACGCAAGGAATTCAAGGTACACAAGGACTAGGTGTACAGGGAACTCAGGGTGTTCAAGGTCTTGTTGGACAAGTTGCTGCAGACCCAACTACAACAGTTCTACTCTTTGGTGGAATGTAGTTAGTTTAGTAACTCTGTACTACCACGATGTATCTGGCTGTACTGCGCTGCTTCCTGCAAGAATTTAATAGGACGATATTTACCTGGCTTTAATGTATAGGTAAAGAACGTCTTCATATTCTCTTCTGGCTTCATTCTAAAGTTAAAGATATACCAATCAACTGGACAGTTAATGCCTCTTAACTCTACGTCTGCTACAGCCTTTTCTGCTCCTGCTCTGCTTACCATATACCCTGCACATGACCATTGCTGATAAGAAGTACACACATTTTCGGCGCCAATTCCATTTTGATTTTCATTAAAAGCAAAGAGCGAATCATCAGGAACAAAGAATGAGAAGAAGTCCCAATCAACTGGCAGTTCTTTCATGTAAGTTTCAAGAACGGTTTTAAAGTTTTTACTTAGCAAAATGTCATCTTCAAAAATAACAAGAGTGTCGTAACTTGACTCTAAAAACCTCTTGTAAGCCCTGTAGTTACTTGCCCACACGCCAACAACCCCAGCACTGGATGGAAAGGTCTCACCTGGTTTGCAGTAGTCCTCAACTGTATTGACCTTAAATTCTGGATTTAGGTTAACAAAGTTCTCTACCTTATCAACTGTATTGAGGTACATTGTTGGAGAACCTAGACGAGGCAAAAAAGAAACGCCCTTAAGTATTCCGTCATAGGATTTATTACGAAGTTTATTTCCAGTATCGACATGAAAGACTTCAAAGCAGGCATTACTCAGCATGTGAAGTCTCCGTCTGTAGATAGGCATTATTAAGTAGGGTAGTAATAGACTGTTTTAACTGGGGTCTAAACATAGGAAGGAACATTGACCCACCAAATCGAGGGTTACTTTCAAAGATGACTGGTTTGCCATTACGGAGTTTAAAGTTAACGTTTGCTGGGCCGCTGTAGTTAGCCAGTTTAAACATCTTACGGAATACCTCAATAACTTCTGGTTCCATAGTCACAATCTTATTAGTAGCAAATGGACCAGTGTTGACCCGCCCATTTGTAGGGACTGGACCTTCGTAGGTGACATTCCAAAGCACCTCTCCGTCCTTGCACATAACGTGGGTGACGTACTCAAGGTCTCCTTCTACATACTCTTGTACAAGGTATTTTTTCCCTTTAAATCTATGGTTCTCAAGAGCCCATTCATAGCGTTCTTGGTCCCAGATTAATGCTACGCCTACGCCTGCATACATATCCAGTCTTTTCATCATGAAAGGAAATTCTGGAGTAGACGAAGTGACGTCTACAGTTCTTGGGTAATACTCGCCCAAACCGTTCTCTTCAAGAAATGCGTAGAACAACTCTTTATTGTTAAAGATATTAAGCGTCTCTTTTGAAGATACTAGAGTCAAGCATCCTTCTGGATGGTTCAAGTTATCCGCTACAGATAATGGGATGAGTACAGACTTGCTGTAATCTTTGCAGACTTCTTGTAAAGGAAAATCAAAACTGTCAACCTCTATGACTTTTTCAATGGATGAAAAGCCGTCCCAAAAAGGAGACTCTGGTCCAAGGGCTTCACTCCATGAATCCCATAATCCTTTGCCATAGATAACGACTAGCATTTTTCAAACCACATTTGATAGCCGTCTTCTAGACAGAGTATCTCGCCCTCACATACCTGCATGAAGGCATTGACGCCACGCATAGGCTCTAGGAAAGGTTTACCGCCTTCAGCCCATAGGTAATCATCAAAAGCAATAACACCACCAGGTTCTAAAACTTTAAAGGCATTGAGGCCATCAAGGGCAGTCTGCAAAGCAGTATGGCTGCCATCAATATAGATAAAGTTAAAGGTCTTTGTATTTTGGTTAAAGAACTCATCGCTGGTCATCTTCTGCTTAATAACATTTGGATTGCCTGTAAAGCGTGAGTCGTAATAACCTTCAACAGAGTTAAAGTCTAAATGCTCGTGTTGCTCTTCTTCACTGCCAGCCCATGTGTCCACATCGTATAAATACTCAATCTCTCGATTGATAAGGAGCCACTCGGTGGCATCCCCTGTGTAGGTACCAATTTGTAGCGCACGCAATGGAACGTTAGGACACTTGCGGTCAAAGTATGGGGAGACGTTCTGAAACCAATTAGGAAACATTAGAACAACTTCAGGTTGTTAATGCAACCGTTAACATACTCTGAGGTCATCTCTACATTATCAAGGAGATGATGGAACAACTCTTTGCTCTCGTCCTTACGGCCTAACCACCAACCCGATACAGCCTTCTCAAACATCAAGACGTATGGGCCGTTATATTCAACGTATACAGGAAGTGATTGGTTGTAATTGGCCATGGTGTAGACAAGGCCAAGTTCAGCAAAGGTGTACGCCTTCTGCCATTCCTTATTGCGCTCATGGATACGAGAGAGCAGGAAGTACGCCTCTGGTCGTCCAGGAATCAAGGTCATAGCCTGCAAGATGTTTTGATAGACGGTGGCATTTCTATCGCCTTGTTTAGCAAAACAAAGTGACATGCGTAACAACGATGAGTAGGAAATGATGGGGTTGGTCTTGTAGCCACGGTCTGCAGCACGCAAGTAAAACCCAGCAGCAGATGCAAATTGTCCCTCATCATAATAGGCATTAGCAAGGGCAAAATTCTTTTCTGGATTGTATGAGTCAAAAGCAACATCTACTGCTAACTCTTTAATTGCCATATGTCTTTGCCTCTTCAATCATTTCGTTAACCACAGTTTTTGGTACCTCTAGTACAAAGGCTGAGTTATCTTGTACGCCAAAACTTAATAGCATATTTTCATTGATAACTGCTGCTCCAACACAAAACTCAATCGGAGTATCCATAAAAGCAAACGCGCTACTAAGTCCCACAAAGTTAAACTCTTTATCCCACACAATTAAACGGTGGCGATATGTTGAGTCTTTTTGGTTTAAGTAGTTTCGCCACAAGTTTACCTCGTGCGTAACGCACAGGTAATAGTCGCCCCACGCAATAACGTGGGAGCCACCACGCTGGTCAATAGGTGGATGAGGAACGTTGTCATTAACAACTACTTGCTTTGATTCTGGCTCATTAGGATTAGCCCACACAACCTCAGTAGGCATTGCCCACTTCACAAAATGGTACGGATTGTCTAGAACGGGCATCCAGTTCTTCTCACAGTACGAAGTGGCTTCAGCAATAGGAGCAGGCACACGGGTGCGCTGGATTTCTTTGACAGTCCAGTTTTCTTTATCAATCTCTACCTTGCTGTACTCCATGCGACCTTGACCATTGGTCGTGGTATCACGACGAACACCGATGAGGTAGTAGTCGCCATCCCACTGAACAACGCGGGCATCTTCAAGGCCCACAAACTCCCAGATAGGTGTGTGCAGTTCTAGCATCTCTACCTTGGTGTAATTGATGACGTTGTAGTCTTTATCTAAACGACAGAGGAAGTTATTCGTTACAAGACGCTGGTCTTTCTCTGGGTGCAGATATGAGAGCGGCCCCCACGGAGAGAAAAAGCGCTTTTCATTTTCAGAAATGTAAAGGGTGTAATTAACTTGGCGAAGATTAACCAGGATGTCCCCATCGTTATCTATGTATACAGATGGGTTCATTAGACCCAGACCGTTACTGAGAGGGTTGGGTATAATAATGGGCGCTAATTTTCCGCCCTGAGAAACCGATTTTTGCACCAAATTCATGGCGCTACTTTAGCCCACATAGGGTTTCTGTACCAGTTAACCTATGCCTATCCCCTTCGAAGGAGTTAATCTTGGCAACAACTTATAAAGTCTTGGCGCAAAATAACCCAAGCGCCACAACAGAAACCACCCTCTACACAGCGCCGTCATCGACGTCTACAGTGGTTTCAACTATCATGATTTGCAACCAGTCTTCAACCGCAGCGACATACCGCATCGCGGTTCGTCCATCAGCAGATGCGTCAACTGCTGCAAAGCACTGGATTGTTTATGGCGCAACAGTTGCAGCCTCAGATTCAACGGCGCTCACACTCGGTATCACACTCGCTACTGGAGACGTCATCCGTATCTACGCATCAACAGCAACGCTCTCATTCTCAGCATTCGGAAGTGAAATCGCCTAATGTCAATTTCAACAGCATCGTCCCAGGTAGCAACACTCACTCGCTATAGATTCGTTGCTGCTGGTTCAGAAACTTCAGTTTCTGGTGTTGACGCTAACGGTTCAGTTCTTGCTTACACGGTAGGCATGGAGCAGGTATACCTCAATGGCGTCATGCTTGTTCGTGGTTCTGACTACACAGCATCTTCTGGAACAAGCATTACGGCACTCACTGCCCTAGCAGCATCCGACATTGTAGAAGTTCTTACTTTCTCACCATTTACAATTACTAACGCTGTAGACCAGACACTAGTTGATGCAAAGGGTGATTTAATTGTTGGTACTGCAGATAACGTAGTAACAAGAGTTGCTGTAGGAACAAACGGGTACTTTTTAAAAGCAGACTCAACACCGACTGCGGGCGTTGCGTGGGCAACAGTATCTAGTTACTCTGCACCAACATTAGGTTCAACTTCTATTGCTTCTGGAG